GTTATGAAATCTTCAGAAATTCGTTTCGTGAAGGGAAGATTAAAATTTGATAATCATAAAAATAGTGCACCGTTTCCAAGTGTAGTTGTGGTATTTGAATCTCGAAAATAACCCTGGTTTTCCACAGTGAGAATGTTATGAAACACGACAGCAAAATCATAAAGAAATTAGCTTTGGAGGGCCTTTCTGTCGACGCTGCACGTCCGCTAATTGCCATGTGCACGTTGCCACTTTCTCAATCACGAAATTACGCGATATTCCTTGCATCAACATACACCCTCGATGAGATCAAAGTTCTACGGAGGAAAAATCCAGATACATCAGATATGGCTGATTTTGATTTATCCACATCTGCCTATTATGATGGTTTGCATGACGCGGAATTTTTGTTGTCATGATCTATGTGCTTGACAACGGTAAATCTTTCGACTCTCTCAGAGAGGCGGCAGCATTTCTGTTGCACGATTTAGCGGTTGAATTCGGGAGTAACAACAAGACTTTGTTATACAACACCTCCGAGATTTGGAGCGACGCAAATTATTTTGAGAAGTGTGTTGTCTTATGCGTGGGGAGTAGCTTTTGCTATACGTTTGATATTCTGACACATAAGCTGAGTCGGCTGGGGAGGGTGCACTAATGAGATGCAAGGCGTGTAACAACATGATGACAGCGCGTGAAGTCAGTTGGAAAAATGATCGATTTGAAGATCTGTGTGGAAGATGTAAATCCCACGTGATCGACGCGCTTCCAAGTCATCTCGCAAATCAAATGAGGGCCGAAAGTGAATCCGAAATTCAGACTATCCTTGACCGATTTTTTAGACTTTGCCCCCCAAAATCTTGATGAAACAGTTCACATTCACCACTGTAAACAAGGGCCTGGAAACGACAGACTTTACATCACAAGGACCAGCGACAACACGGTGCTGGCGTATTGCCATCATTGCACAGCGCGTGGGTTTCATCACGACACCCGGGGCAGAACAAGACGCGAGCGAGCAAACAAAAACAAAGGGAAAAAACAGCCCTTTGCCCCTCACGGTGGGACAACAACCCTGAGCGAATGGAGTCCAAGAGCGAAGGCCTGGGTTGCGGCAGCATACATAGGTCAAGAAGAAATAACTAAATTTAAATTGCGGCATTTGCTTACCCAAGATGCTGTGGTCATTGACATAAAATCCAACGAAAAAATAGTTAGATCTATACTAAGATCTTTTGAAAACAATGCGGTTGCCAAATATCTAACTTTGAGACATGATAATTTTGCCGAAGCGTCGGCATACGTATACCCCTCAGCCAATACAGCACGAGCCAACTGCGTCGTGATTTGTGAAGATGTGCTGAGCGCGATTCGAATATCCACCGACACAGCTTGCGATGCCTTACCTATTCTCGGGACGAGTCTTGCCAGGCCCCTATTGGCGCACATTGCCAAATCGCCAGCGTACAGAGACGCTGTAGTTTTTCTTGACGACGACAATTACTTTGTGAGAAAACAACAACGAGAAATTAGGAGAGATATATTGACATTTTGCGATCTCCAAACCAGAATAATAAGAGTTGGCAAAGACCCCAAACGCATGTCACCCACTGATCTGAGAGAGTTGTTATCATGAGAGAGCTTGCTATCATATTCAATGATTTGGGTCGTCTCAAAAATAGATATAAGATGTTGCCGTCGAATTTGTTGTCCGACGATCTTGACAAAGTCCTCACCAGCATGGACGAATATCTGTCGAAGAACACCGGTACCGAGAAAATAGAGAACTGGGGTCTTTTCTCAGCATGGTTTTTCACGGCCAGGTGGCCAGGACTATCTGCCACACAACGAGATTTATTTCAAGGATTATTTTCGTACGCCTCGAAAAACACGATGACGGCCTCAGAGGAAGATGTTTTCTTGTCGTTGATCACCCAACACTATGCCGATCTGATATCAGATATCTGCTTCGACATAGGGTCTAAACAGATTTTAGATCACGAGCCTTTGTGTGATTTAATTCAACCGATACTAGACGAATACAAGCAAAAAATCGACGAACAGATTTCGACAGAAACAGAATTAGATGTTGATGGAGATATATTCTCCAATTTATTTGAGTCGGAGACTGGTGAAAATGGTTTTTCTTGGTGTATCGAAGAATTGAATCAGGCTATTGGCCCTCTTTCACCAGGAAATTTTATCATCCTAGGTGGCCGTCCCGACGCGGGCAAAACAACTTTACTTGCATCGCAGGTGTCGTTGGCAGCAAGGCAATTGGCTGAGGGCGACACCATCCAATGGTTAACGAACGAAGAACGTGCTTCGAGAATTAAATTAAGAATTTTGCAAAGCGTCCTTGAGACCACGCAAGCAGATATCTTGCATAATTTCGAGGAAAAGAAAAAAGAATATCTTGATATCATTCCCCCAGATGCGGTGGCGGTTCACAACATCTATGGTTGGTCTACGCAACAAGTTGAAAAATTACTTCTCGATGAGTCTCCACGCCTAGTGATTTTAGATCAACTGGCAAAAATAAATTATGTCGGCACGACGTCGAACGACGCAGATCGATTAGCAAAGTTGGCTGCGAAAGCGCGAAGTTGGTGCGTAGATTTCCCCGTGATCACAACCTGTTGGGCGGACTCCTCAGCAGAAAATGAAAAATACATTGAAACCAGTCAGTTATATGGTTCGAAAACTGGATTTCCGGGTGAGGCAGATGCGGTAATCACCATTGGCCGCATAATGAATGACGCCATCCCAACAGCGCGTTATCTGTATGTTCCCAAAAACAAATGTGTCGGTCGTGATCCCGCAAAGCGTAATGGAAAATTTGAAGTTAATATTTTGCCAGAGTTGGCAAGATTTGGAACGGGCTAATGCCGATGATATCGGTGATAGATATCGAGACCACTACACATAATAAAAGGGGATTTGCTGCATGTCCGCACGATCCCAACAATTACGTGGTATCTCTTGGCATGTTGATAAGCGATGGACGTAACAAAGTTACCTATCATGACTGGCACGTATCGAATCATCCACACATTGATTGGGAGATGAGCTTAAAAAATTCAATATTGGATATCCTAGACCACACCACATTGATTGTCGGACACAATATTGCATTTGATCTGCTATATTTGCGAAGACTTTTTACCCGTACCCAGTATAATGCGTTGATCCGATCTAAAATGCTGTGGGACACACAGATCGGTGAATACCTTTTGACTGGTCAGCAATGTAAATTTGCATCCCTGGACAGTCTGAGTGAAAGGTATGGAGGAACCCAGAAAAATAATATCATAAAAAATTACTGGGATGCCGGTGTATCCTCAGAAGATATCCCGAAGGCAGAGTTGTTAACCTACATGCGTGAGGACGTGTTTAACACAAAACTCGTTTATGACGGACAGGTTGATTTCGCAATGAATACCAAGCCAAACATGATCCAACTTATAGATCTGTCCATGGAACATCGCAAAGCAACTCTGGAAATGGAGGCAAATGGGATGTACTTTGATCAAGACCGTGCACATAAATTGGAGATGGAATTGTCTGATCAAAGGGATAGAAGTAGAAAACTAGCTAAAAAAATAATGTCAAAATTTATTGACTCAGACCTAGAATCGAATCCTGATAGTCCAATTCAAGTCTCCGCCATCATATACGGTGGGGATCTGACAGTTACTAGACAGGTTAATTTGATAGATGAGTCGTCTGGATTACCCATAACGTATAAGTCAGGCTCCAAAAAGGGAATGGTAAAAACAAAAAAAGAGAAACAAAAAATGTGTATCGCAACACCCCAATTTTGGGTAAAAAAAGAATTTGATTCTACATCCACCTCCGACGAGGCGTTAAAAACTATCCTGGAAAGCAATATTTTCCCTGTCCAGTCAGACGTACACACGTTAATTCTGCTAGTAATAGAGTTGAGGAAGGTGTCGAAGGAATTGAACACCTACATATGTGCTTACAGTAAAAAGCACACCTGGGAGCATTCATCAACTATTAATTGTGTGTTCAACCACGCAAGTACTAGCACTGGAAGATTATCTAGCTCAAAAC